TCAGATCGCCACAGCGGCGGCGGACTCAAGGGATGACAGGATGGATTCGAGCGCATCGGCGCTGGCCTCATCGGCCACGGTGATGGTGCGACTCGACTGGCCGTTGACACTGACGCGCACGTCGATCGCACGGCTCGCGCTCGCCGTGCTTGTGCTCCCCGTCGCACCCGAGGTCGTGCCGGCGGTGCTCGCCGTCCCGGTGCTCGCGCGCGCCGCGGACTCGGCCTCGAGGTTGGCCAGGGTCTCCTCGTGGCGCTGTCGCTCGGCGGCAATCTGCGCGGCCAGGGCGTCCTCGAGCGCCTGGTCCTGGGCGCGCACCGCCTCGAGCAGCCGCGCCTCGAGCGTGGCGATGCTGTCCTCATGGGCGCGATCGGCATCGCTCAGCGCGGCGCGGCGCGCGGCCTCTTCGGCCTCGGCCTCGGCCGCCTCGATCGCGGCCTGGGCCTCGGCCTCGGCGGCACGCTCGCGCTCGACGGCCTGGATCTGCTCGAGCATGTCGAGCTGGTCCTCGAGCGCGCGGATCGCCTCGGTATTGCCATCGCGCTTGGCCTCGGCGAGCGCCATCTCGATCTCGAGGCGTTGCGCCTCCTGCTCGAGGAGCAACGCCTCGAGCTGCTGGCCGTTGAGCTCGGCCCACTCGGCCTGCAGGTCGCGCAGGCCGGCCTGGGCGTCCTCGGTGAAGTCGGCCATCTTGCGCCGCGCATCGTCGAGCGCCGCGCGCAACGGCTCCAGCTCCTCCTCGCCGAGGCGCTGGTTGGCATCGATCAGGCGGTCGAGCTTATCGGCATACTCGCTCAGGCCGATCGAGCCGGCGTCGAGCGCATCGGTGAGCCCGGCGAACTCGGCCTGCAGCCGCTCGCCGCGCTGCGCCAGACGTTCGGCGGCGATCTCGGCCTCGATGACCTCCTGCTTGAGCTGGGTGATCGCGAGCACCACGGCATCGGTGTCGCGCAGCACGTTGAAGGCCATGTCGACGCGCTCGGCAAGCGCATCAGCCGTGGCGCCGGTCGCTTCCAGCTCGGCCTCGAGCTGGGCGATGCGCGCCGAGGCCTCGTCCACCGCGCCGTCGCCGACGAAGTCGCTCGCCTCCAGCGCCTGGATCGCACGGATCTTGTTGTCCCAGCGATCGAGGCCGCTGACGATCTCCTCGACGGCATCAGCCGCCGCCGAGGAGTAGCCGCGCAGATCGGCGATGGCGTTGCGGATCTGCTCGCGACTGTTCAGAAAGGCGATGTTGAGGTCGTTGCTCGACCCGACGACCTTCTTGATGCCTTCGTCGGCATCCTTGGCGCTATTGCCGAGGTCGCGCTGACTGTCGGAGAGGTTGCGGGTGGTGTCGGTGGTTGTGCGGTTGATGCCCTCCAGTGACAGATAGGCATCACGCAACCCAAGCGCGGTCGCTTGCGCAAGCAGCATCGACTCGACTTCGCGTTGCCGCGCCTCGTCGGAATCCGCCGCCGCAGTGCGCGCTGCCTCTGCCCAGGCTAAGAAGGCGCGCTCGATGTCTTCCGCAGAGGCATTGGCGGAGTTGGCGATCGTCTCGAAATTGGCGCGCGCGTTGGTGGCGGCCTGGTCGAGCGCACGCTGGGACACGATCCCCAGCTGATCGAACGCCGCCTCGATCCGGGCGGCGGCCCCCTCGGTCACCCCGGCGCTCTCCCCGGCCTCTTCCCCGATCCGGCGGATCGAGCGCAGAACCTTGTCGGCCCCCTGGGTGTCGCCCGCCTCGATCAGCCGGTCATACTCCTGACGCAGCTGCGCGATCTCGTCGCGGCTCTCGCCCGCCGATCTGGCGGTGCGATCGCCGCTCGCCTCAACCTGTTCGGCGGCCGCACCAGCCGACACGCCCAAGCCATCAAGCTCCGCGCGCGCCTCGACGACGCGCTGGCCCAGCTCGATGAGCGAAAGACCGGCCTCGCCGTTGCCGGCGCGCGCCTCGGCCAGTGCCGCGTTGTAGGTTTTGATGGCCGCGGCGAGCCGTTCCTGCTCGGCCGTCAGCTCCGCCGGTGGTGCCGCATCACGCTGCGCCTCGCCCAGCTCGCGCGTTGACTTCTCGGCATCGCGTTGCGCCTCGAACAGGCGGCGCATGGTTTCGCGCAGCGATTCACCTTTTTGCGCGGTCCGGTCGAGCGCGGCGCCGGCGTTTTCGAAAGCGCCATCAGCGGCATTGTCCAGCGACTCGGACACGGAGGCGATCTCGGCCGAGACCTCTTCGAGCTTTCGACGAAACGGCCCGAAGGTCAGCTTCGACTGAGCCTTGACGATCTTGCTGAGCCCCTCAACGATGAAGGCTGACGCCTTCCCCACCACGCCGGCCAGGCCCCAGAATGCGGTCTGCAACGTGGAGATGCCGGTCCCGATCGACTGGAAGACGAACAGCAGGGTATCGGTGGTGCGCGAGGCGCTGTTCGCGAACGTCTCGAGGCTGCTCTTGGCCCCGCTGAGCGCGGTATCGATGCGCTGCGCGAAACCCTCCCAGTCGACCGCGGCGACGAAGGCCTTGGCTTGGGCGACCAACGTTTCGAAGGTCTGTAGCAGGGTCGCCTTCAGTTGCTCGAGGCGCGCGCTCTGCGTGAATCGCCCCAGGCTCTCGGCCAATCCTTCGACCTCGCGGCGAATCGGCTCGAGCAGTGGGTCGACCAACGAGATGCGCAACGCATCCCAGGCAGAGCGCAGCGCCTGAAGCGCACCATTCAGATTGCTGCCCATGGTCGCGGCGGCCTGCTGCGCGGCGCCACCGGCGGCATTGAGCTGGTTTGCGTAGGCCGCGATACCGGCGCTCCCCTCGGTCAAGAGCGCGCGCACGCCGGGCCCGGCCTCGATGCCGAAGGCGCGCACGGCGCGCTCGCCGGCGGCGCCGGCGGCCGCGATGCCGTCGATCGCCTCGCCGAGGTCACCGGAGGTCACGCCGAGCGCGGCCAGTTCCTGGCGGGCCTTGCTCGCAGGATCGCCGAGCTGACCGAGGATGTTGCGCAGCATGGTGCCGGCTTGCTCGCCACGGATACCGCTCTGCGCGAGCACGTCGAGCGTGGCGGCCGTCTCTTCGATGGAGAGCCCAGCGCTGCGCGCTTCGCCACCGGCATAGCGCAACGCCTCGCCAAGCTGGGTCGCAGTCGTGTTCGAGAGGCTCGCCGCGCGCACCAGCACATCGGTGGCGCGCGCGCTGTCCTCGAACGAGAGCCCCATGATGCTGACCGCATCGGTGATCAGCCCGGCGGCGGTGGCCAGATCGACGCTCTCGACCCGCGCGAGCGCGAGCACGCTGGGCAGGGTGGCAATGGCATCACTGGCGGCAAGACCGGACGCGCCCAGGATGTTGAGGCCCTCGGCGGCCTCGGTCGCGGTAAAGGTCGTGGTGGAGCCGGCCTCCATGGCCGCGTCGCGCAGCCGCTGCATCTCCTCGGCGGTGGCGCCGGTGCGCGCCTGGATGGCATCGAGCGCTGACTCGAAGTCGGCGGCGTCGCCGATCGCGGTGGTGAAGGCGCGCACACCGATGAAGCCGCTGACGGCGGCGGTGAGCGCGGTCCACTTGTTGGCGATCTTGCCGATGACCGCCGAGGCCTGGTCCTTGGCGTTGATGAGGATGCGAACAGCGAGGCTGTGATCGGCCATTCAGGGCTCCTGGATCTCGCCGACGATCGTCAGGCGGATCTCGTCGATGTAGTAGCGCGTCATCGGTCCCGGGTCGGCGGGGCCGGAATCGCGCACGATCGGGACGGGGGCGGCGGTGATCGGCCCATCCTCGCCGGGACGGGCAATGACTGGGATGGCGCGACCATCGTGCAGGGTGAGGATGAGCGCGGTCTCGGGCGTGGCGGCATCGAGGGCCGCGGCGATGGCCGTCAGCTCGGCGCGGCTGCACCACGCCCATTGCCGCCCACCACTCAGGGTGAGTGGGCGCCCATCTTGGCGCGTGGCGCTCTGCACCAACAGCGCACCGGTGAGGCCATAGCTGGTCGAGCGCACGGTCGGCGACCAACTGAACTCGTCCGACCAGCGCAGACCATCCGGGAGCGCGAGCGCGCCGAGCTGGATTGCCATGCCCTCCCCCTCACCCCGATCAGGCGCTCAGCGCCTGCCATTCCCAGGGCGAGGCCTTGCCGGTCGGCGCAATCAGCGACCCGGCGAGGCTGCCCGCGAAGTACCCACCCGCCACCGGGTCGACCGCGCCGCCCGGCGCGAGCGCGGCGCGCCAGATGTTGAGGCGGCCGGTCTTGCCGGTGACCATGTCGGTGGCGCTACCGATGAGGTGGACATAGGCGCTCTTGGCCTGGCCGGCGGCGAAGGCGGTCCAGCTCTCGGCGCGCGCGGTATAGCTGAGCTTCATGCCGGTGCCGACGGCGTCGGCATGGAGGGCCTTGATCATCCCGTTGGTGGTATCGATCTCGTACTTCGAGGGCTCGACCGCGACATCGGCCCCGGTCTTGAGGCTGATCGACTGTTCGCTGTCGATGTACCCGTGGGCCAGCGGCACCCAGACCCCCAGGGCGGTATCGACCGACTCGTCGGTGATGGTGCTCTGCGCCTGCTCCCCGGGGCTGACATCGGCGCCCAGCACCAGGCCGAGCATGACGTCGGTCATGGTGTTGAACTCCAGCGTCGCGGTCGCCGAATCAGTCGGCTTCTGCTGGCTGTCGAGCGCGGCGCCGTAGTTGCCGGTCATGTTGGAGATCAGCTCTTCCTTCTCCTGCGTGGGCGCGGTGAGTTCAATCTTGGTGAAGTTGAGCGGATCGCTGTACTGGGTCGGCCAGGTCAGGCCGTCCCACAGACCGGCCTTGACTTCGCAGCGCAGATAGATGGCGCGGGGTGCGGTCATGGGGTATTCCTCGTGGTGGATGCGGTGAGGGTCAGTTCGTGATGACGACGTTCCACAGCAGCACTCCCAGGGTGCCGAGAGTGCTGATGGTCGCCGTCACCGAGCCGGCGAACTGGCGGCGACGGTCGCGCGCCTCGTCGGTCATGTGCCGTTGCAAAGCGAGCTGGACCTGATGCACGCCGTCGCGCGTGGCTCCAAGCTCCTCGCGCATACCCTCGATAAGGTCGGTGAAGATCCGCACCGACTCGCGGGTGATGGCATGGTCCTGAGTGAGTGACGCCAGCCCCTCACGCAGATCACGGGTCTCGGTCTCGACGCGCTCGACGCGCAACTGCAGCTCGGTGAGCTGCTGATCGAGCGTGAGGCTCATGGGTAGCTCCGCCGATCCAGCTCGAAGTGAGGGCCGTCGCGAAACCGCGGCCAGTCCCCGCCCCAGCGGATCGCCACCCCCAGCTCGGCGGCGGCGGCCTTGAAGGCGGCGGCGATGCGCGGATAGAGCGGCCAGTCCCAGCGCACGCCGCCATCGACCCAGGCGGCGACATCGAGCGCGTGCCCGGTGAGGTGACGCGAGCGCATGGTGCGCGAGGCCCCGGCGGCGACCAGCGAGCGCTGACGCGCCTCGGTGCGTCGCCCCTCGGTGACGACGAAGTCGACCTCGGTCAGCTCCAGCGCGCGCCGCGCCACCCGCACCAGGTCGTCATGGACACCGGCGAGGGCGTGCTCGGAGCGCTTGGAGAAGCGGAATCCGCTGGCCATCAGCGCAGCCGCAGCGGCACGCTTGCGCGCACCCGCCCCCAGATCGCCATGCCAGCGCCGGCGATGCTCGCCAGGGTGACCAGGGCATCGGTGAGCGCCGCAGTGTCCAGCGTGATCCCGGCGACACTCGCAATCTGGGCGAGCACTACCACCAGGGCGCCGATCACGGCGCGGGACTGCCACCACGGCTTGGCGAGGACCTCGGGCAGCTCGTCATGCTTTGCGTCGGACATGGGATGCCTCCTTGAAGTAGCGGCGCTGCGCATGCTCGGCGCGTTTGCCGCCGTTGAAGTGCGAGATTGGACGGTGGTAGCCCATGACCCGGGTCCAGACCTCGCAGCGCGTGCGCTCCTCGGTGCGGAACGCCGGTCGATAGGCGGCGCAACCGGCGCAGTCGTGCGGAACCAGCCTGCCGATCTGGCAGCGCCCGTGCTCGGCGAGGGTCGGCGGGCAATGGGCACACGGAATATCGGGGATCACGTCAGCACCTCCTGATAGCCGTACTGGGCCTCGAGCTGCACCTCGGCGATTTGGCCGCCACTCTCCGGCGGGGCGAAGATGACATCGCCAAGCGTCAGGTCGGGCACGCCCGCCGCCCACAACGCGCGCCGAATGGCGCTGACGAGCACTTCGAGCTCGGCGTCCCAGTCGTCCGTGGCGGTCACATGGCCGACGATGACAACACTGCGGCGCCAGGTCTGGACCGGGAGCAGGCGATCGCGGTCGGCGGCAGTCGCCGGCGCCTCGCTGCGGCTGTGCACCGTCAGCACCGGCAGTGGCTCGTCCTCACTGACGCGCAGCGCGCAGCGGCCGGTGCGCACGTCTTGCACCCCGGGGATGAGGCGAAGCGCCGAGGCGATGGCGGCCAGTGGCGCGCGTGCGGGGTGAGTCTGCTCACTCATCGGGTCGCACCGCCAGCGTCCAGGTAAAGCCATCGCCCGCGAGCACGCGATCGACCACCCAGCGCTCGGCGTTGACCTCGAGGGGATCACCCGGCGCCGGCTTTACCGCCAGTGCGGCGGCATCGACAACGGCGCGATGGCGCACCTCGTGGACCATCTCCCACTCCCCCGCCTCGCCGTCGACCTGCTCGACGACCAGCCGCGCGGGACTGCCCGCGTAGCTCCCGGGGGCACCGAGGGCATCGAGGATGTCGGCGACGCCGTCACGAAAGGACTCGATGAGCGCTGGATTCATGGCGACCTCATGCCGTCAGCTTGAGCGTCTGGATCGCCTCCGGGCGCGTGCACACCATCACCGGATGGGTCTGCATCTTGAGCCGCCAGCCCTTGTCGTCCGGGATCGGGAAGGCGCGCAGGTAGTAGGGCTCGCTGGCCAGCCCCTCGCCGACCGACTCATTGGTGTCGTCCGGCGCGAAGGCCTGCACCAACAGCCCGGGCACGCCGCGCGGCACGATCTTGCAGCGCCCGTCGGCGATCTTGATGCCACCCTGCGGGCGGTAGCGGTGCCAGGCGATGTCGCCGTAGACGAAGCTGTTGGCCGTCTGACCGCGCAGCTCCGCGGCGGCGGCGTAGCCGAGATAGGTCTCCTTGATGGTCTTGGACTCGATCAGCCCGAGCCAGAACGCATCCGAGCAATAGGCATCGATGCCGGTATAGGTGAGCCCGTCGAGCGCCGCCTCCAGCGGCTGCACGACCGAGGTGTGCAGTGCCGAGCGGATAGCGCTGTCGTTGGCGCCGAAGGCCACCACGGCATCGCCCGGCGCGGTGCCGAAGGCGTTGCTCGGCGCGTTGACGCAGCTCACGCGCAGCCACTCGTGCTGGATGTCGGCCCAGTTGCGGAGCTTCTCCGCTGCGCGGTCGCGCCGATGCGCCATCACCTCGGCCCCCATCGAGCCGGGACGGCGCGCGTTGAGCACGCTGTCGGCGAGCACCGGGATCTCGCGCGAGTAGGTCTTGGTCTCGAAGGGCACGACTCGCGCCTTGCCCAGCGCCATGGGATCGGAGGGCGCGCCACGAGGCACGGGGTCGGAGGGCGAGACCGCGTCCTTCGCCAGCTCCTCGATGGGGATCGAGGTCGAGTAGACGTCCTCGAGCGTCTCGAAGTGCTCGGCGAGCTGGCCGGGGATGTATTGAGCCTGCGCGAGCGAGAGCAGCAGTTGCTCGCGGGTGAAGTAGTCGCGATAGAGATCCATCGGCATCAACTCCGAACGAGGATGGGGCCGTTGGCGGCGGCGAGCGCGGTCACGGCAGCGGCCATCGCCGTGGCATCGACATCGGCGTGCCAGTTGAGCGCGTCGCGAACGAGCACGGCGCTGCGCACGATGGCGGTCACGTCGACATCGGCGTCGGTGGCATCGACCGGATAGAGCGAGACGGCGGCGGCGGCCTCCGAGCCATCGGTGGCAGCATCGTCATAGGGGATGAACTTGCCGCTGGCGGTGACACGGCCGAGCACGGTGTTGGCCTCGACCACGCCGGTGCCGGCCGGGATGGTGACGGTCTCGCGCGAGTAGCCGGCGGGCATCTCGTAGAGCACGCATTCGAGGGGGCGGGACGGTTCGTTGAAGATCATGGCTCACTCCTGACCGGACGGGCGCCCGGCGACCTGGGCGCGCAGCCGCTGCCGCGCGGCGTCGACCTCGGCGGCGTGTTGCGCGCTCGGCGCGGTGGCGCTGGTGGCCTGGCGCATCTCGGGGCCGCCGGCCTCGACCCAGGCGTTGACGATGCGCGCGTTGCACTCGGCGAGGGTGACGCCCTCGGCGATGAGGTCGGCGGCCAGGTCGGGCATGCCAACCTGAGCGCAACGCGCCTGGATGGCGCCGACGCGCTCGCGCTCGGCGGCCAGCGCGGCCTGGATGCGTGCCTCGACATCGGGCGCGAGGGGTGCCGGCGGCGCCTCGCCGGTCGCGGTGGGCGCCGAGGCGGGATCGGACGTGGCGGCAGGGTCGTGCGCGGCCGGCTCGGCCGCCGACGGGGATGGCTTGGACATGGCGGGTTCCTGTGGAGGGGCGGTTGGCGCGGCGGCGCGCGGCAGCAGCGCGGCGATGCGATCGAGCGAGTCGGCATCGGCGCGCTCGCGCAGCGTGCGGGTCATGCGGTCGAAGGCGCCGCGGGCGAGCGCGAGCGCCTCGTGCTTGGTCTCGGCGCCCTCGCCGGCGGGAATGAGCGCATCGGCATAGCCGGCGGCCACGATCTCGTCACCGAAGAGCCAGGTCTCCTCGTCCATGTCGGCGCGCGCGCTGCGCCCGGTGGCGTCAAGCCGAGGCTGATAGGCGCGACCGAGCACGCCGGCGAGGGATTCGAGGATGCCGGAGGTCTTGCGCAGCTCGCGGTGATCACCCCAGGCAATGGTCCAGGGGTTGTGCACCATCCAGGTCGCGTTGTCCTCGACCTGGATGCGATCGGCCGCGCACGCGATATAGGTCGCCATCGACGCGGCCAGCCCCGCCACCTCGACGGTGACGTGGTGACCGGCGCGACGGTGGTCACGGATGGCGTTATGGATCGCCACGCCCTCGGCCACATCGCCGCCGGGCGAGTGCAGCCGGAGGATGACGTCGGCGACCTCGGCCAGCGCCTGGCGCACATCGTCGGCCAGGATGTCCCAGCCGACGACGCCGTCGAGATCGATGTGGGGGGTGGTATCGGGCATCTGTCCATCCGTCAGGGGTTTACGGACAGACTAGGAAGCGGCAGGTGTCAAAAATACCGAAAAATGGCGCGGTGGCGGTGCTGCGATGTAGTCTTATTGGAGACGGTCCGAGCCTGCCCCAGACAGCGGCGCTCGGCTTGAAGCAGCGGAAAGGGGTTCGCGCATGCAAGAAAGGATGCTGTTTCGGGTGTATCGCTGGCCTGCCGCCATCTTGCTTTCGGCGCTCGCGGCGTACTGGCTTTTCGGGGTATTCATCCCGCCCCTGCTCGCTCAATCACCATACATCTCATCCCTTGCTGGCATGTCGCAGCGCTTGGCGCTGCTCGCCATCGGTGTCGGGACGATCACGACTACGATATACGCCCTTCTACAGAGCATCAGGCTGTGGAGGTGGTGGCGCGGCAAGGGAGACGCCTGCACGAACTGCGGTGGCATGGTCGAGGTCAGAACCAAGAAAGATAGGATCTACACCCAGTGTCTGGCTTGCGGGGTGCGCAAGTAATGATGAACTCATCGCTAAGGACCGACCAAAGGCTGGCTCCAGGATCTCTCGCAATCTGGCTGATCGCTGGGCTCGCGGCCTGGATTTTGAGTGCATGCAGCACAGCAAGCGCTGCTTGCTACGATCTTTACAATGCCAAAGGCGATATCATTTACTCTGACGTCACTCCGCCATACTCGATGGCTATTCCGCGTAGCACCGAAGCTCAAGCATCTCTCGACCGAGGGGAGCGCTTGATCATCCGCCAGTCCGGTCGCTGTCCAGCGCGCGTTGAGGTTGAGCGATCAACCCCGCCGCCAGACGCCACCCGCTATATCAAGCAGCAGGATCCGCTCAAGAACCTATCAGAGAACATCAACTTACTAATCTTGATCGGCCAAAACCTCCCTCGCCATGACCCCGTCTTATGCGGCAAGCGAATGCGCAAGCTACTCATAGAGGCGGATCGATGGAGGCGATATGCAGACAGCCTCAGCGACTATCGCGCGCGCGACCTCAAATCAGCCGCTAGCTATCTCAGGATGTGCGTCACCTGCACCGATAGAGCCTTATGGCATTGCGATCAGGCACGACAGGCCAGAAACAAGTTCATTGACCGGTACGGTCAATAGCAAGCGCCTGAATTTGGCATCCCAAAGGGGCTGGCCTTATGCAGCCTTTTGGTCACGGCGCTGACTCACTGCCACTGCTGCATGAACTCGACAGGGAAGAGCTTGATGTTGCTGGCGGTGTAGGGCGATACTTCGGGGCGATCAATCCAAGGAGTCGCAAGGGAGGGGCCATGGGCGGCATAACTGATATGGAGTGGCGGCACTGCCGGAAGTGCGGCTACCAGACGATGACGAGCAAGGATGCGGCGGCTTGGGTCTGCCAGAGTTGCGGGGCAGAGAACACGGGGCGGCCGGCGTTCAACCCGCAGGCGGTCGCCCCATCGCGCCGAGCAGCTCGAAGCCCTCGCAGGCCACAAGTCGCCCATCAAAGACCCGCCCATGGCGCGCTCGTTGTCGCCATACTTTCCGTGGTCGCTGCCGTCGCGATTTTCGCCGCGCAAATCTTCGAGGCGTTGCCGCTGAAGGAGATCGTCAGCGTGGTGGTCATCCTATCCCTGATGCTGCTTGGTCTCGCCTTCTATTTCCTGCCAGGGTTGGTCGCAAGGGGACGTCGCCACAGCAAGACCGAAGCGATCTTCGTGCTCAACCTGCTCCTTGGCTGGACCTTCCTCGGCTGGGTCGGGGCGCTGGTCTGGGCCTTCACCGAGCACAATCACCCTGACGACTCGGCCGCCGGCCAGCCCTCAGCGGCAAGCGGCGGCTGAGGAGGTGGTGATGCGCTGGATGGTAGTGGCCGCGACCGCAGCAGCGGCGGTATGGTGCGGGGCGGGGCTGGCGGGCGTCTACAAGTGCACGAACCCCGAGACCGGGGCGGTAACGTTTTCTCAAACCCCGTGCCCCGGCGAATCCGAGCGGATCGAGGTCCGGTCCGCCTCAGCTCCTGACCAGTCTCGACCCACCATTGAGGCGCTCGCCGAGATCTGCGTCAAAGAGGGTAGCTTCAAGGACCCCGCGAGCGTCGAGCTCGTCGAGATCGGCACCATGGGGGCAGAGGTCATCACCTACGCCAGCCACAGGATCGTTGCCCACAGGCTGCCGATCAAGGTAAACGCGCGCAACGGCTACGGCGGATATGTTGGTGCAGAGTGGTATCACTGCTATCTCAGTCGAGCGACCAGTAAGGTCTTTATGGTTGTGAGCGCGGAGTAGCAGGGGCACGCCACTCAGCCGCGCTCACGCAGCACCTCGGGGGACTCCGAAACGATGCGCAGCAGGTGCTGCGCGACCCCGGGGTGGGGCGATAGCCCCAACCGCCCAGCCATTGACCCCCGCAGCGCCGCACCCCATCCTATGGGCAACCCTCAGCGGCAGCCACCACGCATGACGACCATCACCTTCGACACCCATCAGTTCATCCGCACCATCAAGGATGCCGGCATCCCGGAGAATCAGGCCGAGGCCATCGCGCAAGCCTTCAAGGAGGCACAGACCGCGCAGCGTCCCGTGACGCCGGAGCACCTGGACTACCGGCTGCGCGAACTGGAGCTGAAGATGGACGTGCGCATCGCCGAGGCCAGGGCCGACCTCACCCGCTGGATCATCGGCGCCGGGCTGCTCCAGACCACCGTCATCATCGGGGTGCTGCTCAAGGTCGCCGGGCTGGTCTGACGGCGCAGCCGCTTGACGCCCTCCCGCCATCGCTGTTGGTGATATCGAGATCCACCAAGACAACGAGACCCGTTACAGCCTCAACGACCTGCACAAGGCTGCCGGCGGCGAGCAGCGCCACCGCCCGAAGCACTGGCTTGAAAGTCAGCAGACTCAGGAGCTGATCGACGAACTCGCTAAGTCGTTGAATTCAGCCAAAGCAGGAATTCCTGCTTTGGAGCAAAATCAACCAGTTAAGACAATCCGTGGCGGTAACAACCCCGTCGTCTTCAATGGCCAGCGCGTGTTGCCCCTCCCTCAGATTGACCAAGTTCATGGCCGCCCATCCGGGGCCGCCCGCAAGCGCTTTAACGACAAAAAAGCTAGGCTGATCGAAGACCAGGATTACTTTGTTGTCGGTGCGTCCGAAATTCGGACGCACAGTCCTGGCGCGGTCTCAGAGGCAAGAAAGAGCGATATGACCGTCGTCACAGAGCCCGGCCACCTGAACCCCAGCCTGTTTTTTGCCGCTTGACACCCTCCCGCAGACTCTCCTATGCTTTCCGCCAGAGGCGTGAGAACCTCTTCTGTGCGGACACCGCACCCGTCAGACATGCGGTATTTTTGTTTGTGCGCCCGCGCCAGATTTCGCTGGCCGGGAGTGTGCAGCCATACAAGACCGGTTCGTCCGGAAAAGCTGCGCGCGGTCTCACAGAGCCGTCTCACCCTCCTGGCCGCCCTTCGGGGCTTCCCGTTACGTGAGAGTAAATCTGTGGAGGTCGTCATGACCAACCCCATCGTCTCCATCAACTCTGTTGAGATTCACCCGATCGTCATCCGCGATCAGCGCGTGTTGACGTTCACCCAGGTCGACGAGGTTCACGGCCGCCCTAAAGGGACTGCGCGCCGCAACTTCACCGAGAACAAATCGCGCCTGATCGAAGGGCAAGATTGGTTCAGTGTCAGCCCGGACGAAATTCGTACTACCAGCCCCGGCGCGATTTCTGACGCGCATCGGAGCAAGCTGACCGTCGTCACCGAGTCCGGCTACCTGCTGCTGGTCAAGAGCTTCACCGACGATTTGGCGTGGCAGATCCAGCGCGAACTGGTCAACGCCTACTTCCGCGTGAACCCCGAGCGCACCGTGGGTGAGCGGTATGAAACCATCATCCCCTCCGAGCAGCAAACCCTCTCCGAACTCGCTCAACGCAAGGTCGCCCACCTCGCGCCCGCACTCCAAGGCAAGGGCCTGGCCGAGATCTGGTCGCGGCTGCACAACAAGTTCCGCATCGCCAAGTACAGCCAGCTGCCACGGACCCAGCTCGCCGACGCCATCGTGTACATGGCCAGCATGGAACTGCGCGGCGTCCCCAACGCCGATCACGCGCCCCGGCACCCCGCTTCCGAGCCGCTGACCAACAACGACATGGCCAACCTGCGGCGGGTGATCTGGCTCATCAGCCATCGCTTCCACTACGAGCAGGCGTGGACCCAGGGCGTGTGGTACGCGCTGCGCGATGCGACCGGGGTGCGCTCGCCCAACCGCTTCACGGTGGACAACCTCCCGGTGCTCACCCAGGAGATGCGGCGCATCCTGCAGGCCGTCGAACCGCTGGTCCAGATGCGCAACGAGGCCGAGTTGGAGGTGCTGCGCCGCGTGGTGCGCCGGCGCGAACAGGCCGAGCCGCTGATCGAGGACTGGCGCGCACGCCTGATGCGATCGGCCAAGGAGGATCACGGCGAGATCGCACACACGCTCTCGGGCTGGATGGAGCGCGACCTCGAAGAGCTGGCGGCGCGCGCCCAGGCCGGACGGGACTATCCCGAGGTCGATGAACCGACCGGGCAGCGCCGGCACTGAGGCCAGACCGGCGCCAGGGAAGGCGCCGCGCGATACGCGGGGCTGTGGTCAGATGGGGCTGTGGTGTAGGCCTGGGAGGCGCGTGAGAAGAGAGCCAATGAAGAGGTGACGCGCTTGGGTCCTTGCCTTCCCTCGCGCGGGGGCGGCGCCATCCGGCAGGAAGTTCTCTTGCTCGTCATCACACAGGCTGAGGTATTCAAGCCGCCATTGATCCACGCGCCGAATGTCGGCGAGCGTCATGTGTGTATCCGGGACCGCCTCACAGGCATCGAGCGCGATCTCATCAGCATCTTCGGGAAGCCCGTATGCCTCGGTGAAAAGCTCTTGAAGACCTTGCGCAACGCGCTCGGCGGCCTCGCGCGCTGCTGACGCGCCATTCTCAGCGTCATATGCAACCGTGATGGATAGCGCGTAGGGCTCACCATCAGGAACCTCGACGCCGCGCTGCTCACCCAGATCGAAGAACAGCCCTACCAGGTGCTCGGCATGGGGCTTGAGGATTCCAGCGATCCGGCGCTTCACTTCCTTTCCGCGAATGCGCTTGCCAAGCCGACTCTCGAAGGCGTTGGGAAAGGCTGGCCGGCCATAGCGTGCCGCCAGCCATTGCTTCAGGGTGCGCTTCGACATCTCCGAAAGCGAGGCATCTGCAAAGCGAGTTGCATGCTCTCTGAATGCCTCTTTATGAACGAGCTGTCTCTTCGCGTGCTGCAGCTCGAGCACTATCGAGCCTCCACCCAGCCTGTCGTACACAAGATGGAGTTTTCGAGGATTCTTGGCGTGGGAAAGCTGCGGGTCCGGCGTCCCGTCGGCGCGATCAACCACTTTGGCCAGGATCACCTCAATGTATGGCTCATGCGGGTGAGGGATGTCACAGTCGTGAGAGATGACGACAGCGAAGCACTCGCCCTCCGGCTCTAAGGCTTCGTTCAACCTGAGTCGGGCCAGTGCTTCGCTTGCGAGAAGGTCTCCCTGTCGCCATGACGTTCCCCGGTCCACCATTCTACGATCTCCGAATCACCGCTCGACAGCTCCAGGGATGGAGTGACTGGAACGCCAGTCCTCTGATGGCTTGGCCTTGCTCCTGGCCAACCCCGATCTTTCGTATGACGCATCCATGGCTTTTGCTTCTGAGATCAGCGACCGGGCATGCTCCAGGGTGGCCTCGTTTGTTGCAACGAGATCCAAGAGCGACCGCCCCTCAAAAGCCTTCATCTTCAGCATTGCCGGCGCCCGCTTGATGTCTGCCTCACGAAAAGCATCCGCCACCTGGCTAAGCGCCTGTATTCTTTCAAGGTTGCCGGCTTCTGGCATTGATTCGCCCTTCAGCCACTTATAGATCGACTGCCTAGACACAGCAAAAGCCCCGGCAAGATCGGCGATCGCCGGGTTGAGCGTCTCGCGGATGTTGGTCAGATGATCTAAAGGGCTGCGAACGTCGGGGCAAGATGCCTCCTCTTCGCCATCCACCTCGACATCCACAGAAGAGATAGAGGTTCTCGTTTCTCCTAGCCTGCACCAGGCTACAGCACGAGATATATCTAACGCACCGCCAGTGCCGCTGACAAACGGTGACACTCCGGTCAGGCTGGCCGCCACCACCAACACAGCTGCTACTGGACGAGTGGGCGCAACCGACCACGGGATCGCGGTTCCCGGTGATGTTGCGGTGTACATGTTGACCTCCCCCAGGGCTACGCCCATGTCTCACGCGCATGATCCGTAGTCGCTTTCATGAACACGGACTTGACAGAGGCATGTAAAGAGTGCAGCTGTGCCTCAAGCTCATCTGGATTGATTGGCATGCGACCGCTGCAAAAATGATCGGTATCGAGCACGCCGTGGTCGCATGGTTCCGTCATAGCGAAGCGAGCGTTCGGTGTCAGCCCGTTCTGTGATAGATCGGGGGGGAAGCCAAGCGGTGCATTCGCGCGATACACCCTCACGACCAAGGTTCCACTAGTCACAAGCGGGCCAACCTTGGTCGAGAACACGGATTCGCTCATTGCGTGCTGGCAGGGCGCATCAAACTTCACCCCATGAACACCATCGGCAAAATACTGCTCGACTTGCTCCCCGCTTCTTGGCAGCACGGCATCCAGGTAGCGCAGGCCCAGGCGCCCCACGTGGTCAAGGCTGACCTCTTCATGAACCGCGCTTAACCCACGCAACAGCTCAGGGATGAAGGTCTCGTGCGTGTCGTAGTTCGTCGTCTGGAACGTGATACTCGAAGGCAAAAGAACAAAGCCTGCGGTTCGGTCTTGATTGGCCAAGAGCCAGGATGTCGTTTGCTGAATCTTCGGCTCGGGTTGTTGCGCCTGCCCCGGCCTCGGCACGACCAAGTGAGTAACCTCCTGCGGCTCGAACAGGGGGTAACCTTCACGACGCAGCCGATCCTGTATCTGGTTGACGTACTTGGCCATTGCGGCCACCGGATTGAAGTGCGCCTGCGCTAGCGCATAGTACACCGGCGCATTCGACATTCGCTCGCTCACAGGTCGCTCCACTGCCACGGTTGACACTTTGGTTTACAGTTTACATGATGGTTGACAGCCTCGCCAGAAAGAGGATCAACGACCCCACGCGGAGAAACTGCAGGAGGTTGCCCTCGCCGGTCGGCGCGAACCGGCGAGTTCAGCTTGGCAGGCGGCGCCAAGTGGATGTTCCCGATAGGCAAGTAGGTGCCTGAAGCCTGCTCCTGCGTCAGGACCAGGGCCTATCGTCCGCCCAGCTCACGCCGACCATCACCCCACCCTTCCTTCCCTCGCATCCGAATCAAACCGCACGCCCAGCCGATCGAGCACGTCGAGGTAGGCGGCTTGGTCGCGGGCGAGGGTTTCGGGGTCGTAGCCGGCCTGGCGGATGGCTTCGGGCAGGGAGATCAGGCCGGCCCGGATGGCGGTGCGCAGCGCGGGGATTTCGCGGGAGGGGTCGACGAGGGTGCGGGCCGGCGCGGACCAGCGGGGCTCACCGGCGGGCGCGAGGCCGTCGAGCGCGAGGGCGGCGGCGAACCAGCGCGCGATCGGGTCCCAGGCCTGGGGGGCGAGCAGTTGCCAGCGCCAGACGTCGATGGCGCGCGCGAATTCCTGCTGCCCCATGCGCGCGCTGCTGAAGTTGACCTCGGAGAGGTCGCCGGTGAGCACCTCGAAGGGGATGCCGTAGTCGGCAGCGATGGCGCGCAGGGTCTGGTTGGTGAAGCGCTCGTCGTCCTCGGGTTGCGGCGGGCTGGCGAAGCTGACGTCCTTGCCGGCGGGCAGTAGCTCGATGGCGCCGGGCTCGAGGCGGTCGAGCAGTTCGTAGTCGTCGAGCGGCGCGGCGTCGGCGGGCAGCTCGGTGTCGCGCACGAAGGCGACATAGCAGGCGGCCAGCCGCTGGCGTTCGAGCTGGGCGTCTTGGTAGTCGTCGAGCATGCGGGCGCGCAGCATGGCGCCGGTGCCCCAGGGCACGCCGCGCACCTGGCCGGGGCGGTCGAGCCGGTAGACGTGGAGGAACGCCTCGGCGCCGTAGCGCTTGCTCTGCCCCGGCACGCCGCGGACGGCATCGCCGGGGTGCTCGGGGTAGAGCCAGTAGGCGACGCGGCGGCCGAGTCGGTCGAACTCGACGCCCTGCCGGATGATGCCGCCGTTGGCGAGTTCTTCGTGCTTGGCGGTGTCGAGGAAGTCGGGTTCGAGCACCTGGATCTGCAGTGGGAGCGGCAGGCCGTCCCGGGGACGGCGCGGGCGGCGCCGGATCAGGCATTCGCCGGACTCGACGACGGTGCGCAGGATGAGCGCCTGGAGCCCGTAGCCGTTGTGATGACCGTCGGCGTCGATCGCAGTCGATTCGAACCACGCGCTCCAACGTTGCTGGACTTCTGGCGTCGACCATTGGGCGCGCACGCCGTGGCCGATGGTGTTGTGCACGATGGCGGCGATCGCCTTGCGCACCCAGGGGTTGTTGCGCGCGAGGTCACGGTGACGGTCGCGCAACTTGTGCAGGTCGGCGCGGATCTCGCGGTTCGGGCCGGTCGCGCGGGTATGCCAGCCGCTGGTGCGGCGCGTGAGCTTGGCGGCCTCGTAATGGGCTTGGGCGGGGGTGCGCAGCGGTCGGCCGGCGGTGTCGACGATGACGGGTGGGCGCTTAGCCACGGTGGTGCTCCAGGTAGCAGCGCAGCGCCCGCCCGGGCCGCAGTCCGGCAGCCGCGGCGACATCGGCGCGCGCCTGCCGGATGGCGTGCATCAGGTCGGGCAGGGTCTGGTACTGGATGACCTTGTCGCCCAGTTGGACGCGCAGTCGGCCGGAAGCGGCGGCGGCCTCGAGGGTGGCGAGTTGGTCGGAGGTGAAGGCCATTGGCGATCCTCTCGGGTTGTGTCGTGTCGAGCCTAGGCGCGCGGCGGCGCCAAAAATACCGGAAGCTGCACGCCGGTCAGCGCAACCACTGCGAGCGCCGGCGACGGATGGTGGATGGTGATACGCCGATGCGTCGCGCGGCCTCGTGGATGTCGCGACCGGCGGCGAGCTCGCGGCGGATGGCGTCGTCCCGCGCCACGCGGTCGATGGCGCAGACGTAGACCTCAGCGCCACCGACCCGCTGGCGAATGCGGGCGATGACGCCGCGCACCAGGGTGGGATCGGCGCCGGCGGCGATGAGCTCGTCGGCGGTTTCGTGGAGGACGTCACGGGACATGGGCTACCACCATTGCGAGGCGCGGCGCCGGACGCCCGGGCGGTGAGTGGCCTTGAGGGCGCGGCGCTGGTCGGCGGTGACGACCTCGGTGTTGTCGGTCCAGGCCTCGGCCCAGGCCGGGGGGCGTGCCCAGTCGATGCGGTCGCCACCGCAATGGAGCCATAGCGCCTCGGCGTAGCAGAGCAGGTCCCAGGTCTCGTTGCGGCGGTTGCCGATCTGTCGCCAGCCGTCGGGGGTGCGCTGCTCCGCGGTGAGCTCGTCGCGCTGGGCGCGGCTGAGCCAGGACGGCAGGTGGATGTAGCCCGGCCCCGGGACGTCGCGCGCGAGATCGGCCGAGACGCGGTCCTTGATGCGATCGGCGTTGAGGATAAGCACCGGCACGTCGCCGCGACTGCCGGACTTGCGATCGTGCCGTTTGCTGGTGTCGGGCAGGGTCTCGCGCACCAGTTGGGCGCTCCTCGAGCCGTCGCCACGCACGAGGCGGGCGCGGTGCGCGAGCCCGGCGCGACGCAGCTCGCGCCACCAGGCGTAGGCGCGCGCGGTCGAGTCGGCGCCCTTGGCGCGGTTGGCGTAGCCGCCGAGATCGACCCCGGTGCGGTAGACGCGCAGTTCGCGGTCGTCGGGTAGTCGGTAGGTGGCGTTGATGACGCGATCGGTGAGCTCACTCCAGTGCTCTTGCATGACGGCGGGCTGCAGGGGCTCGCCGGCAGCGGTCTTGCGGATGGCGTAGCGGTCGACGATCCAGCGCTCGCCGCCGATACCGAAGCCGATCACGCAGACCTCAAAGCGGTTGCCCTGGACGTCGACAGCGGCCAGCAGGAGGCGCACGCCGTCCGGCACGCGATAGCGCTCGGCCTCCTCGATGCGGGCGGCCAGGGACTCGGCGCCTCGGGACTCGGCCATGGCGCGCGGCATGTAGGGCATGCCTTGGTCGGTGTTGGTGGTCTGGCGCAGCGCGGTCTCATCGCCGCTCGCCTCGAGTTCGCGCTGGGCGAGCAGCGCGTTGGTGACGAGCGACTCCCACTGCTGGAATGCCGCGGCGCAGCCGAGCACCCAATAGGAGGCAATCGCAGCGGTGCGCGGCGAGCCGTCGAGTTCGCCCTCGCGAAACCAGTGTCCGGCAATGTTGAGTCGGCGCTTGTCGTGCGGCAGGTAGCGCGTCCCGCAGTGCGGACAGCAGATGTGTGCCGTCGCGGCGGAGGCCTCGATGGTTTCAGCCTCGTCGTAGAGCGGCATGGCGGGGGGCTCGAAGCGCGCGCCGCAGCCATCAAGGCACGGCCAGTACCAGCGGCGCCGGTCACCGCGGTTGTAGAGCGGCAGGATGCCGCCCTTGACCGGCGGCGCGGCGTGCGGGCCGTCCGGTGTCCACTGGTTGGTGACGAGTTCGCGCTTGGGGCTGGACTCGACCAGCGTCATGCCTGCCGACATCGCCACCTGGGTGCGCTTGCGGGCCAGGCCGAAGGGCTCGCCCTCGCCGCCGATGTCGTCGGGGAACGAGTCGTAGTCGGTCATCGCCACATAGCGCAGGTCGCGCTGCGCGAGCTGCGAGCTGGTCGGCCAGCCGAGGTTGAGGATCATCCCGTTGCGGTAGGCGATCATCTCGATGGTGGTGTCGTGCTTGCGCGGGCTGAGGCGCTCGCGTAGTCGCGGGCTGTTGCGGTGTAGTCGCTCGATGCGACGCTTGCGGTAGTCGTAGGCCAGGGTTTGGGTCGGGAAGTAGAGGCCCATATCGCCGGGGTCGGCCGTCACGCAGTGCGCGAGCCAGCCGTCGAGAAGGGCCTGGGTCTTACCGGTACGCGCCGGCGAGACGAAGACCACGGCCTCGTGCCGGCGGCTTTTGAGCAGGTCCATCGGCTCGGCCATGTAGGGTGTGAGCTGCGCATCCCAGGGGCCGGAGTAACCACCCGGGGTCTCGATGCGCACGACCTCGGCGGCGCAGGTCGAGACGGCCACGCGCCGCGGCGGGCGGATGATGTCGGCGACATCGCGGCTGATGCCCTGGGCGCTGGCGTAGCGATCAACTGGCATCGGGGACAATCCTCCGGTAGAGGTCCTCGCGCAGGCGATCGACCACACCTTGAGCACGCTCGATGGCGGCGCCGTCGATACCGGCGTCACGCTCCAGGATGTCGGGGAGCGATTCGAGCCCCATGGCCACGCCCTGGAGCACGGCCGACAGGGTGCGCTCGAACTCGGCGGCGGGGAGCAGTTCGCCGCACTCCTGTAGGTGCTTTGTTCGCTCCCTGGCCCCTTTGTACCAGTCGAGCCGATCTTTCGGGGCCATCTTCTCCGGGTCATCGCCATCTTCTGGCGCGTCGCCACCGAACCGCCATCGCGCCACCTCGAGCAGGTCGATGCGCCACTGCCGGCCTCGACCACCGCGCTCAACCACCGGGCAGCCGCGACGCAACCACGCATCCACGGTCGGCACAGACACTTCGAAGAACTCGGCCACCTGCGCCTTGTTCGCCAACCGCCCCGCCGGCAGCGCCGCTAGATCATTGATGACCGACACCAGAAACAACCCCAAGCAACCGAAAAACGCGCGAATGTCGAGCTGCAACGAACCCGCGGGCGAAGGGGCCCGGGAAGGACCCGGGGCGAGGACTGACGATCACGATCCCCTCCTCGTTCGCTGTCGAGCCAGCTCGCGCGTCAACTCGCGGTCGAACGCAGCGGGAAACGCATCATCGACTGTCTTGCGCGCCACCCGCACCCAGTTGAGCTGCGGCCGATACTCCGCGCCGCGGACGAAATAGAGCATCGGATGAATGCCCGAGCCATCGCGCTTGTAGATGCCGGGTCGAATCCCCCGCGCCTGCGGTGAGCCAACCTCGACGGCGAAGAAGGTGGCGCGTGCACGAGGCCTGGTCGAGGAGCGGTTGAGCCTGCGAGCTCGACCGGTGTAGGCGCGCAGAAACGAGAGGATGCGCGCATACTCGCTCGGCTTCGGGTTCCCGTAGGCATTGAGCGGCATCGCTGGCCCGGGCACCACCCGCCAGCCGGCGGGCATGATCCCCATTCGGCTCAACCGCGATTCCGTGCCCTTCTCGGCGCGACGACCTCCGATGACATGCGGGCGCACCGTCTCGGACCAGCGCATCAGCGCGTCCCGCTTCGCGTCGACATGACCGACTTGCGCACTGGGCTGCTGTGCCCGCCCCTTCTGGACGTAGACTGATCGCAGCACATAGGGCGTCGGCCGATCGAAGACCTGGCGCATCTCATCCTGCTCAGCCGCGCGCACCTTGAAGGCGGCATCGTTCACCGACCGCGAGAGCATGTACGGCAACTGCCGCTCGAGCCCCTTGATCGCGGCCTGGACCGCTTTCAGCCCCGAGGTCTTGATATCCATCATTTGCCCAACCTCGTTCGCATCAGCGCACCTCGATTCGCACTGTCAGGCCGCCACCCGGCAGCCCCTCGCCAACCTCCGCGCCAATCCGCACCACCTGCCGGTCGTTGTCGTAGGCGGTGCCCTGCAGCGCATCGAGCGTCGGCTTGATGATGTTGTCGAGATCGAGGCGTTGCCGGCTCGGGCGCCCCTTGGCGGTGAGCCGCGGATGCAGCACCAGCGCCACCGCGACATCGCTACTGGTCGATCTGACCCCAGCGGCCTGGGCTCGCCATGCAGCCTCGCGCTGCCAGCGCTCCGCGTCCGCCGACGGCACGACTCGCCCACGGACGTGGCGCCACATCCGGTTGGCGCTGGGCGGGTAAGGGAGTAGCACCTCAATCATCCTCGGCGTCCCGCCGCTCAGCCTCATCACTACCCGGCTCATAGCACCCCGCCGGGCAGGCGGAGAGCCGCCGAGCGGGCCAGCCGTAGATCCCGCGCTCGCAGCGTTCGGGACGATAGTGAGTGCAGCTCCAGCAGGTGAGCGGCGGGGCGTCCTCGTGTCCGCTGGTTCGATCAAATGTGTTCTGATAACTCATTTGGCGGACGGGGCGCTCAGAACGGGATGTCATCGTCATAGTCCGCACCAGAGGGCGTAGGGTGATTGCTGGGAGCCGGAGCGCCGCCGCCATGGCTTCGCCCGGCCTGGGTGCTCTGACGGCCTCCTGCGCCCGCCTGCCCGTCCCCAGACCCGTCGAGCATCTGCATGGTCCCGCTGATGTCGACCACCACCTCGGTGGTGTAGCGATCCTGGCCGTCCTTGCCCTGAAATTTACGGGTGCGCAGCCTGCCCTCGATATAGACCTTCGAGCCCTTGCGCAGATACTGCTTGGCGACCTCGGCGACCTTGCCGAAGATGGCCACGTTGTGCCATTCGGTGCGCTCGCGGGTCTCGCCGGTGGCGCGGTCCCGCCAGCTCTCGCTGGTGGCGATCCGCAGGTTGGCCACAGCGTCGCCGCTGGGCATGTGGCGGATCTCGGGGTTGGCCCCAAGGTTGCCGACCAGGATCACCTTGTTGATGCCTCTCTGGGCCATCAGCCCGCCTCCTTCGCGTGTTGGTTCCGGTGCGCCTCGAGAGCGGCAAGCGCCGCGCGCTTGCGCGCGGCGATCGTCTCCGTCCGGCTCGGCCCCTCCGGCTCGGCGCGGCGCCCGGCGCTGGTGATCGCCTCCCGAAGCTCGGCCAGGCGGCGGCGCGTCTTGGCCTCGTCGCCGCCAGGGAATGGCACGACCGTCGAGCTACCGGTGAGCAGGCCTGCAACCGCGGCAGCCGGCCCCTCGGGCTCTGGCGGCGGCAGGTGCGGCGCGGCCTGCTCCTGCGTGATGAGTTTGCGCTCGACGGCCGCCTGCGCCGCCCTGGCTCGCAGCTCAGGGTCCCAGCCGAGCGAGAGCCGCCATACGGTCGGGCGCCCCTCGGCGCGCTGCGAGGTGATCGCACGGTCATAGGCGGCCCGGAACGCCATTCGCGCGCCGATCTTGTCGCCGGTCGCCCACACGCCCGATGCGGCAGCCGCCGCAGTCAGCACCTCCTCGGTCGCGCATACCGATGCGCTCTCGTCGAACACCTCGAGCGCGAGCGTCCAGGCCTCGTCGGCGCTCAGCGCACCGCCGCCGATCGCCTCCGCCGCAGCGAGCAGGTCGGCAGGCTTCGGGAAGAAGCGCCCGCGCACCGGATCTCGGCGATGAGCGCGCACCAGCTGCTCGAACGCCTCGATCGGCAGATGGCCGAGATCCTCCCAGTAGAGCCGGACCAGCCCGGGGGAGATCTGGCGCTCATAGAGCTCGCCGAGGTCGTTCATGATCGCCAGGAACTGGCGCTTCGTTTCGGCCACGCTTGGCCGCGTGCTGCTATCCGACATGGCTGAATACCCCCTCGATGACCTGCTCGTCGCCTTCGTTGATCCATGCGGCCAGCTCGTCGTTGCCGCTGTGCCGCTGCTCGACCTGCTTCTGGAACCCCTCGACCTTGACCGCGTTCCGGCAGATCAGCTCGATGTCGTCGTAGCGCTTGCGGCTCGGGTTCTGCCCGCAGTGCCAGGGCGAGGCGCGACAGCCGTCAACGGCGCGCTTCAGATCCTCCGTGCTGTAGCCGTCCTTCAGTCGTGCGGCGATCGTCCGCCGCCGCTTCGAGTCGAGCTTGGCGCGCGGGTGGTCCAGCGCGGCGCGCCAGTAGTCGAAGACCTCTCGCACCGCGTCGGCCTTGTCGGGCAATCGGCGTGTGGCGATCGGCGTGGGCGGAGTGGGTGCGTGGCTCGTGGAGTCCGTGCGCGGCTTGGCTGGCTGGTCGGGTTCGCGAGCAGCGAACTCGACAGGTTCGTAAGAACCTCCTGTATCCGGTAAACCGGATACCGGATGTGTGCCCCTCTTCCTCGTCTCCGGGTCTGCCTCACGTCTGCCCTGCATCTCTGGCGAGGCCGCGTCGTTGTTGGGTTTCGGTGTGCCCTGGTTGCTCTGCCCCACGTCTGCCCCACGTCTGCCCCACTTCTCGGAGGCAGACGAATCCACGTCGGCGAGGGGAAGCCGAAAAATGAGCTGTCGATCAGCGGGGATGCGCTCGATCAACCCCGCGCGCTCCAGCAGCTCCAGGGCGTGACGCACCGCCTTCGGTGAGGGATCACCAGCCTCACGCCGCCCCTGTCCGTGCTCGACGTGCAGCGTCTCGGCGAGCCCTCGCAGCGAGATCCCGCGCCGCTGCCCGACGATGCCGCTGGCGTAGTCCATGTGTGGGCGCAGCGCGCGCAGGTAGATCAGCTGGGCGCTCCACGGCAGGCCATGGAGCGCGTCGTCCTCGGACTCATTCCACGCTGTGCGTCGCACTGGACACCCCCCGCGCCTCGCGCGCAAACCGCTCGCCAGAGGCCAGCATCCGCCGCTCCAGGCGCCGCATCGCAACAGCCTCAGCCCAGTCGCCCCGATGCTCCAGCGCTCGCCATCGCGCCCCGGCATGTCGCGCCACGGCGCGGGCATGCTCGGCGAGGCGCAGTAGCTCGGCGTTGATTGTCCGGTCCATCACGCGCCTCCCACGGCGCGCAGCGCCCGTCGCTCCTCGGCCTGAGTCTCGGCCTCGGCCAGGGCATCGAGCCGCGAGAGCAGCTCCAGGTTGGCGCGGATCGCCACCGAGGCACGTTCGCGAATCCGGCGCGCCTCCTCGCGGGTGATGCGCCGATCCTCGAACGCCCGATGCAGCTCGGCATCGACTTCACCCCGAGCGGCGCCCAGGGCGGTGATGCACGAGATCAGCTCGGCGTCAGAGCAGTCCCGGTACGCTCCCAGCGAGACGGCGCCGTAGCCGAACTCGGCGCACAGCGCGTGCAGCGGGCCGTGGTCGCTGGTCACCCGCATGGCGGCGCGCAGCGTGTTGATGCCGAGCTGGTTGCGGTCCTGGAAGGTCGCCTGATTGAAGAACACGCCGGGGCGTCGGTCGATGGCCTTCGCGAGCCCGACATAGCCGCCGGGCTTGTAGCTGGCAGCCATCTCGGAGATGGCGGTTTCAACGGGGTCGTGCATGGGACTGACTCCTTGGATCACGTGGAAGCGATCGCCTGCCTGGCGCACCATCAGCCGAAAGAGCGCCCGGCGCGGAAAAGGCGGAGATCCCCATGCTAGGCTCGTGGTTACCACACACACTTGCGTTCACAGGAGACCTCCATGGAAATCACAATCGAGCAACGGATTGCGCTGATGCAGCTGGCCAAGGACATCGCGAGCCGGGAAGATCCACAGAACTTCATGAAGCGGCACTCGGTGGAGTGGCGGGACAACGCCCCGCCAACCCAAGTCGAGATGACCCTGTCGGCTTACCACCAACTCTTGGCTCAGGTCTTGGACAGCCCGCCCAAGTAGTCCTTCATCATCCCGATCGCCATAACGCCTCCGTACTCCGCCTGGATCGCAATCCAGGCGGAGTCCAGCGGTCTTGCGCCCCGCTTTTCACCCTCGCGCAGCAGGGCGGCGATCTCAGACGCCAGGGTCAGGGTCTCTTTGGATTCCTGGTCGGGGCGCATCAGGGAGGTGCGTTCGTTCATGCCGGGTCTCCTGGTGGGGTTGTATCGCGATCGTCGTCGCGCGAGCCCTCGGGACAAGCCAAAGCCTTCAGGATCGCCACCAAGGCGGAGCGCAAGCTGTCGGGCGGCGGCGCCTCGTCAAGCGCCCTGGGCGCGACAGAGACCTCCCTGGTCGGAGTTGAGTCGTTGTTGGGCATGCCGGGTCTCCTTGGTGGGTTAGGCGGCGGCGCGGGGCGTCTGGGTAGGGTCGCCCAGGCTGCGGAACACTTCCGGGCGCGCGAGCCGTAGGTAGTCCAAGCGGTACTCAGGGATGCCGTTCTTGCGCCACCCAGAGACGGACGGCGGGCGCACCTTGCAGAGCTTGGCCGTGGCAGCGGTACCGCCGAGAGCATCGATCACAGTGTTTGCGTCCATAGCGATGATGTTAGGCATAACTAATCACGCGGTCAAGGATCGCTTAAGCCCACCTATTTTTCAAGGTGTTAGGCTTCCCTACATGAAAACGACTTGGAATGACCGCCTCCGAGACGCCCTAGCTGCGCGCGAAAAGTCGCCGGCAGAGCTCTCACGCGCCGTCGGCGTCAAGCCGCCAACGGTGCACGGCTGGTTGCATGGCGGCATCAAGAACCTGAAGGGCGAGAACCTTGTTCGGGTGTGCAGCTATCTGCACATACGCCAGGAGTGGCTGCTATATGGACGCGGAGAGATGGAAGAGCAGCCCCGACACGAGCAACCACCAGCAACCCCCGCGAACGACCCGGGAGACGATCCGCGACTATCGGAACTGCCGGCGAAATACCAAGCGATCATCAGGCTGCTGGAGGGCTTCCCGCAAAGCGAGGTCGACCAGCTCGTGCATGATCTTGGTGAGAAAAAATCGTACTACGACCGGCTCTTGAAGGAGCTTCTGGAGAACCGTAGGGCAGCCGGTTGATTGCTCGCTAATCCATCGAAGTTAGGCGTGATTCGTTCCGCCTAACTTTTTTCTTGACCTGATTATTAGGCATGACTAACATCTGTCTCGAAGCCGCACCTAATGCAGCAACCGAGGGAGACCACCATGCACCCCGACGACAACCCCTACGCCGAGCACGACCACAGGTCCGACCTGCTCGCCAAGATCAGCACCGAAGAAGAGTTGCTGCGTCAATGGCCCAACGCTGACGGCCCGCACTACCCGGTCGGCATCGACCACGCCATCTACAACATCGGCCACGGCGTCTACGCAGCCATCTGCGGCGTCTGCGGGCATGTGTCCGAGTACAGCTGGCAGGCTGGCTGCGGGCGCTGCCCGCGCTGCGAGGCCGAGTTGACCGAGTCCATGGACGGCGTCGAGCTGCTGGCTGAGCGAGTCGATCGACTCACCGACGCCGACCTCACGGCGCTATCCCGCAGCGTTGAGGTGCTGCGCGACCGGCTGCGCGCCGAGGTGCATCAGCGGGTCGAGCGGCTGGACCGGAGGGCCGCAGCATGAGCATCCATCCAGCCCACGACGCACCCTGGCGCCCGCTGCGCCCACGCCTGCCGGACGCGAGCAGTGGCTGGCGTCCGCCCCACACGGCGCGCATCACCTGCCTACCCGTGCGCCCGCAGCCCGAGGCCACCGGCCCGGCATCGCTCACGCTGGCCGATCGACTGCTCGGGCGGCTGGCCGACGGATCCGCGATGAGCGTCACCGAGCTCGCGAACGCCGCCGACACGACGACCGCTCGCGCCAAGCACGCGCTCCGTGCGCTGCGCGAGGCCGGGCGGATCGAGATCGTCGGTAACAGCCCTGCTCGCGAGCGCCGGTATCGGCGCACTGACTCCGTGGCGCGCCGCGCCGAATTCCGCGGGCCGATCGCCCCGATCGCCCCGAAGACCCCGTGGAGGTAGCCATGCCCAAGATCACGATCCATGTCGCAGACCAGCGCTCCGCCGCCGAAATCGCCGCGTGGCTGCGCGAGGTCTGCGCCGACGTCCGCCAGGACGGCGCAGGCGGCATCGTCGCCATCGACCGGGCGCTGAGCGACGCCGAGCGCGCCGCGCTCCCGCCGCTGCCGCGCACTCGGGCGCAGGCCGCCGGTGACAACGTCCTGCCGCTGCGCCGCCCGGTGCGTCGCTGGCCGCCGTCGCGCCCGGGGCGACCGGGAGGGGATGCGGCATGAGTCGCCCGCAGCTGATCTCCACTTGGGCGCTTCTGCTCGGCGGCTCGATCGCACTGCAGGTAGCTATCGCCATCGCAGCATGGAGGCTCACGTCATGAGCACCCGCAACGACACTCGCGTCGCCCTCGCGCTCTGCGCATTGGCGGCTCGCTGCGGCTGCCGCGTCATCGCAGCCACGGCGCACGCAGGGCGGCCCACGGTGCGCGTCGATCGCGCGCCTGATCCGCGGCGGCTGCGGCTGCGCGAAACCAACGACCATGCCGCCCGCGTCTCTGGCGTGCGGCTCACGTGGAGGGCCTGAGATGGCTATCGACGATCTCCGGCGGATGATCGCCGGGCACAACGCCGACGATGACGTCGAGGCGTGTCTCGACCGGGCTGGCTGCAGCGAGGCCGGCGATGAGTTCGCGCGGTCGAGCTGGCCGATCCCTGCGCTGCGCGACGAGATCGTCTCGGCGCTCGACATCGCCATCGGCCTGCACCGCGCCCGCCAGGTCGCACCCGCCGGCGCCCTCGACGAGGACTGCGTCTATCACTGCGCTGCCGCACTGCAGGGCGTGACCGAGCTGTGCGCTCGACTACTGGCTGATATCCCTGATGGGGTGGAGCGGGAGGCACGTGATGCGGCCTGATCTGATGGAGCTGCTCGCCCGGGCTGATCGGGCGTTGGGTATTGGCGTCGCCGCGACGCTGGTGGGCGCACTGCTGCTGGTCGCGTTAGCGGCGGGAGGTGGGGCGTGAGTGCTGTAGCTGTGGCGGCGGATTACGCCAGCGTCGATGGGTATCCGCTGGGCGTGCATCACGGCATCCCATTCGAAACCTATCTGCGACTGCCTGCGATCTCCTCGCACGGCCTGATGCTCATCGAGCGCAGCCCGATGCACTACCGGCACGCGATCGAGTCGCCGCACAAACCGACCCAGGCTCAGGCGCTCGGCACCCTGGTGCATGCGCTCACGCTGACGCCAGACCTTGAGGAGTACACCGTTGCGCCGGTCGTCGATCGGCGCACGAAGGCAGGCAAGGCGGAGTGGGCAGAGTTCCAGGCTGACGCCGAGGCGCGAGGACTGCTGGTGGTGACCGCCGACCAGATGACGCGAGCGCAGGCGATGCGCGACGCCGTCATAGCCCAGCCGTTCGCCCGCGCCCTGCTCGCCGATGGTGACCCCGAGGTGACGATGCTGTGGGAGCGCGACGGCGTCTCCTGCAAGGCGCGTGCTGATTGGGTCTGCGGCGGCCATCAGGTGATCGTCGACCTCAAGACCGCCGCCGACGCCAGTGAGCAAGGCTTCCGTCGTGCGGTCGGGCAGTGGCGCTACCACATGCAGGCGGCGCACTACATCGACGCGGCCCGCGCCACCGGCCTCGGCGAGCGGACTTTCGTGTTCATCGTCGTCGAGAGCGAGCCGCCGCACGGCGTCGCGCTCTACCAGCTCGGCGAGCGTGAGCTGCACGCCGGGGGCGTCCGCATCCGCCGCGCGATGGATGCATACCGAGAGTGCGTCGACACCGGGAGCTGGCCCGGCTATCCGACCGAGATTTCACCCATTGAACTGGCGCCCTGGGCGCTGTGAGGAGGACCTGACATGCTGCCTGCCCAGAAGCAGAACTACACCACCATCGCACAGATGATGGAGAGGAACCGCGACAGCATCGCGGCGGCGCTGCCCAAGCACTTGACCGCCGAGCGTCTGAGCCGTGTCGCGCTCGGCGAACTGCGCACGAATCCAAGGCTGCTGGATTGCAACCCGACCAGCCTCATGAGCGCGATCGTCAAGGCGAGCCAGCTCGGCCTGGAAGTCGGCTCGGCTATGGGGCACGCCTACCTCGTCCCCTACAAGACTGAATGCACGCTGATCATCGGTTATCGCGGCATGATCGCGCTCGCGCGTCGCTCCGGCGAGATCCAGTCGATCACCGCGCGCGTGGTCTATGCCCGCGACACCTTCGAGCTGGAGTACGGCCTTGAGGAGAAGTTGCGCCACATTCCCAGTACCGACGAAGACCCCGGCCAGGTAACGCACGTCTACGCCGTCGCCAAGCTGCGTGACGGCGGCATCCAATACGAAGTCATGACGCGCGCTGAAGTCGAGGCGGTCCGTAAGCGGTCGCGGGCCGGAGGCAACGGCCCCTGGGTGACCGATTGGAGCGAGATGGCACGCAAGACCGTCATGCGCCGCCTCTTCAAGTACCTGCCGATGTCGATCGAGATGGCAGATGCGATGACTGCCGAGGCAGATGAGGATCGGCTGCCGGAGCGCGCTGTGGCCGCTACGGTGGTTGACCTTAACACTCATCTCGCGGCCAGCGTCGAGCGCGAGAGCCCCATCGCAGGCGGCCAGCAGCCGTCGGTTACGCCGGAGGGGGGTAACCTCAAGCCGACCACCGGTCACCACTCCAGCACCGGCCCCAGCACCAGCGCTGACGCGGCCTCAGCGCAAAGCAATGCCGCGCTGAGCACCACCTCAGAGCAGGCACCGGAGGAGGTCGACGGCAGCCTCGGCGACGGAGACGACGCCGTCGACGCCCGCGGCATCCCCTGGGATGAGCGCATCCACTCGTCGAGCCGGGCTCGCACGGCCGACGGGTCGTGGCGGCGCAAGCGCGGCGTCGACCCGATGACTGTCGAGCGGATCGAGCGGGAGCTGATGGATGAGGAGGGCGACCCGACCGCCAATCCGCCGTCGGACGAGAGCGGCCAGGACCAGGGCCAGGACCAATCTGCCGCGCCGCCGCTCACCATCGACCGCATCCTGACCGGTATCGCGTCCGCCAAGGATGTGGACGCGATCGACGAGTGGCTCGACCTGTCGCGCACGATCCCGATCGGTCCCAGTCATCGCGCCGAGATTGAGCGCGCCGAGCACGAGCGGCGCAACTACCTGGACGACCACCTACTGGACGACAGCCTAGAGACGCGAGCCGTTCGCTTCTGACGCATTTGCCAGCATGCCCGGCGCCAAGCCGGGCAAGGAGATCGCATGTTCAAGAACGCCAGACTCTATCGTCTCGAGCAACCCGTCCGCATCGACGGTCAGGAGCTGGAGACCCAGCTCGCCGGACGTCGGTTCCGACCCTGCGGTCCGCTGGAGACCGCGACCATGGGCTGGAGCGCGCCGCTCGGCGAGGACGGCGGTGCACTGGTCCACCCCCTCGAGGGCTGTCTGCTGATCTGCGCGCGCAAGCAGGAGCGTCTGCTGCCGACGGCGGCGGTAAAGGAGGCACTGGAGGAGCGTATCGGTGAGATCGAGGCCGGCGAGTCGCGCGAGGTCGGGCGCACCGAGCGGCGTCGGCTGCGCGAGCAGATCGTCGACGAGATGCTGCCGCGCGCCTTCACCCGCTCGCGCCGCACCCTCGCCTACCTCGACACCAAGAGTGGCTGGATGGTGATCGACGCGGCCACCGAGAAGCAGGCCGAGGATGTCGTCTCGCTGCTGCGCGAGACCCTGGGCGGCCTGTCGGCACGACCGCCAGCACCGACGAGCGAGCACCCCGCCGAGGTGCTCTCGCGCTGGCTGCTCGACGACACCGCCCCGGCCTACTTCACCGTCGGCGACGCCTGCGAGCTGCGCGACCCCAGCGACGAGGCCGACGTGGTGCGGATCAGCGGTGGCGACCCCACCAGCGACGAGGCGCTCGCCCACCTGCGCACCGGCAAGCGCGCGGTCAAGCTTGCGCTGACCTGGGACGAGCGCTTCAGCTTCACCCTCGCCGACGACCTGTCTCTGAGGCGGCTGCGCATGACCGAGGGGCTGCTCGATACCCTCGACGACGAGATCGAGGACCCGGCGGTGCGCTTCGAGACCGAGTTCGCGCTGTTCGCGCTGCAGCTGCGCAACCTGCTCGCGCGGCTCGAGACGGTGTTCGGTCTCGGCAGGGTGCGGGGCAGCGACGCCGAGGCCGCCGACCCGCTGCTCGACGAGGCGGTGCAGATCGTCACCGAGACCCGCCACGCCTCCATCTCCGGGGTGCAGCGCCGGCTCAAGATCGGCTACAACCGCGCCGCGCGCCTGATCGAGGAGATGGAGTGCAGTGGCATCGTCGGCCCAGCCGAGACCAATGGCAATCGCGAGGTCTTGGCGCTGGAGGTCGCGCGGCGGCACGGAAGGGCGACTGAGCGAGGTGGACTGCGATGAGCTGGGGCAAAGACGGTCCTGTCGTGCCAGACGACGCCCCAGCCATCCGCGAGATCGAGGCTGCGATGGACTGCCTCGTCCACGCCGGCGTCCACATAACGCGCGCGCAGCTCGCCATGGGCGAGGATCTAGGGGGGAACGGGAAGCTGAAATCGATCTGGCTCCAGAGAGCCAGCGCAGTCGAGGCGCTGCGAGGAGTGCGTCTGGAGTATCAGTACGGGCCGAGGCGCGACGCGCAAATGGAGATGGCGGTATGAGTACACCACACCCCGAAACCGCTCGCCGTCGCGCCCGCGACCTGGTCGAGCACGGCGCAAGCATCAGCGCTGCAGCCGATGCGGTCGACGCCGATCGCCATACTGTCGCGCGCTGGATCGGCCGGCGGCGGGCGCGGCGGCCCGGGGTGCGGTCGGTAACTGTGCGAGCGGGGCGGCATGAGTGGCGCAGCCTGGAGTGGTCGCGATGAGGACGCTCGACCTGCACGAGGCCGCAGAGTTCCTGCGGATGCACCCAGAGACGCTGCGCCGGCGCGCTGTCGCTGGCGAGATCCCGAGCGCGAAGCCGGGGAAGCACTGGGTCTTCATCGACGATGATCTGGCCGACTGGCTGCGCGGTCACTATGCTGACCGTGCAGCGCGAGCGGCGGAGCCGAGGAGTGAGAGATGCTCTACCGCAGGAAGAACAGCCGATACTGGTGGTGTCGATTCACGGCGGGCGGCAAAGAGATACGCCAGTCTACTGGCACCGCGGACAAGAAAGCAGCAGAGGAGTACGAAGCGAAACTGAAAGGCGAGCACTGGCGTCGCGCTCGCATGGGCGAGAAGCCACGCCGGAGCTGGGAAGAGGCGGTGGTGCGATGGATCGAGGAGACATCACACAAGGCCAGCCACGAGGATGATCTCTACCACCTGCGCTGGATCGATCCGCATTTCGCAGGGCTGATGCTTGACGAGATCACCCGCTCCAAGCTGCGCGCGTTGGCGGCGGCGCGCAGCGCGACAAACGTCAGCAACGCCACGATCAACCGGATGCTGTCGGTCGCGCACGCGATCTTGCGGCGCGCCGAGCGCAATTGGGAGTGGATCGATCACGCGCCTACCATCCCCCTCTTGCCGGAGCCGCAGAAGCGCATACGGTGGTTGACCAGGGATGAGGCAGATCGATTGATCGCGGAGCTGCCGGAGCATTTAGCGGACATGGCGCGCTTCTCGCTATCGACCGGATTGCGTGAGTCCAATGTGACGGGGCTCGAGTGGAGCCAAGTTGACCTGGCACGCCGAGTCGCCTGGATTCACGCCGATCAGGCCAAGGCTCGGCGCGCCATCGGCATCCCTCTCAACACCGACGCCGTACTGGTATTGCGCCGGTGGCAAGGGCGACACCCCCGCCGAGTCTTTGTCTTTCGCCGGACGGACCCGGCGGACGGCGAGATCAAGTGGATGCCGGTCGCCAAGGCGGGAGGGGGAGCGTGGAGAAAAGCGTTGAGGCGCGCCGGGATCGAGAACTTCAGGTGGCATGACTTGCGTCACACGTGGGCGAGCTGGCACGTGCAGGGCGGTACCCCGCTGCACGTTCTGCAGGAGCTCGGCGGCTGGAGCGATCTGGGGATGGTGCAGAAATACGCCCACCTCGCCCCCGAACATCTGGCGGAATATGCCGCCAAGATCGAAACCCCTGTGCGAGCAGTTTCGCACACTATCCGGCACACCGACGGTGCAGGCAAGAAAAAAGCGGCTACGTAA